TCTTGATGGATCTGCAGGAAGTACAACTCGTGCAGATGAGATTGAGATTGAGGGTACACCTCAACAAAAATCAGCTCCAGCTCCAGCATTTGCATCTAGTACAGATGACGATGATGATAGTATGTCTTTCTTTGAGAAGTTGGCTGCTGATGACTAAAAATCCATCTGAAAGTCTGCAGCTTTCAGAATGGTGTGTGACCCTCAGCACGTAGTGAGGTACGGTCTTCCGGTATACAGTGGAGATAGAAAGAGGGGCACCTAGGAAGGCCCCTCTTTTGATTTATGCATATATTGCATCAGACATGTTGCGTAAAGTTGCATTAACAGAAGGATCGTTAATAGCAAATACTGCTTGCTTTTGCGATGCGTTTTGTCTACTGCTGCCACCAGAACCGCCATTTACAGACTGGTCTATGTTTGTATTTTGCGGTGCAATAATTACATTGTTTTGTGCGCTAGCAGCTTCTTGAGACTTATTAGCTAAAGCAATTGCAGCTGGTGTTACTGATTTTAAATTACTAAATCCGGCTTGAAGCATAGTAGTTAATGCAGCTTCCGGATCAGCAAAACCGCCAGTCAAAAGATTTGCAAAAGAACCCATATAAGATGTAGCAGGTCCTGTCATATTCTGTAGTGCACTACTATCGCCCATAGCTATTTGAGCAGGTGCACTTCCACCTGCTATTTGAGTATATCTACTTAACCAGTCAGCTTGATATTCTGCTGCAGTCATGCCATTATTAGTTGCCAAAGCACTTTCTGACAATACACCAGCAGCATTGCCTGTATACCATACATTCGGTACAACACTTACATCACCGCCGTTTTCTCTTAGAATATCTTCAACGTATCTTCTAGCAACTTCATCTTGAATATTAGCAGGTGCATCTTTTGCAAACTCGTATTGCTGACCAATACCATATTTTCCTGTTAGTTCTCTCCAAGTACCTTTTAAGAATTGATAAGCACCTGTAGCGCTAGAACCGCGTTTTCCACCAGAGCTTATATATTCTTCCCACGCGAAATTAGTAGAACTATAATTCCCACCACTTTCTTTTGATTTAATAGTAGCTAGAATATTATCTATATCTGCATCTGATCCAGCTCCGGAGCTGCCAGCTCCCTGTGTGCTTAATGAAGCATTCATTACTCTTGCATTGCCAAAGCTAGGTCGGAATGCTGCCATAAAAGTTTGAGGTCTTGAATATGAAGGTGTATAACTAATATTAGACGGTGCAGTAGGTTCTAATGAAGGTTCTAATGCATCATTTAATTTTTCTAACTCTTCACTCAAAGCTTCTATTTCATCAGTGAGTCTATTAACCCTTAGTTCAGCACTTCTTCTATTACGACCAGAAGCTGCTTCTAAACGCTCTTGCGCAGTTGCTCTTTCAGCTTGTAAAATTTCTAACTCAGTTTGTAGACCAGTAATACTCTCTGCTATTGCAGCCTGTTCTGGCGATATAGTAGGTTGAGTTGGAACTATTTGAACTTGTGGTGTACTACTTCCAGGACCAAACTGCTCTGCGTAGCTAGGAGATGTACGTACAATAGCACCTGACGGGTCACCAGCTATACCTTCAATAATACCTACGTTAGGACCTCGTTCAAAATTCTCTCTATTTGTACGAATAAATTCTTCGTATTCTGCTTGAGTTTGAACAGGAGATACATTAGGTTGAGAGAGTTTTTCAAGTTCTGCATCACTACGTGATTGCAGCACCCATTCGAAGAAAGCTGTTGCCATCCAATCACCAAATGCATAACCTGCAATAGATGCTAGACCAGTAACTACGACAGTGCCTGGTCCGGTATACCAGCTAGCTACAAATCCAATTAATGCACCTACAGCAGCTCCGCCTAAGAAGCCAACAAAAGTGCTTCCCATTCTTCTAGCTTTTTCACTATCGTCTATAGTATCATCTTCTAATATTAAATATATTTCAGCAGCAGATATTCCAGCACCGAGAAGTGCACCAAACATTCTTCCAGCTAGTCTTGGATATTTTGCTACAAGTCTAGTTTGTCTTACTTTATCATCTACATCTGCATATGTCATAAATGAACCAGAAGGTTTACCATCAACTAATCTTTGGAAGCTTCCTGGTGATGTTTGTCTTATACCTGCTTTTTCTAATTGACTTGCTGAATAACCAGTTACTCTACCTCTTAATCTTTGTCTATCTTCAACTACTGATTCAACTGAAGCTGCTGCAGATGGGCGCACTCTTCTTCTAACTTGATCAGCAGCAAAAATAGTACCACCAATACCAAGAGTAGCAACAGTAGCGTTTATATAATCTTCTGTCATACCCTCACCAGCAAGGATACGTCTAATAGTTTGCTCAGCAGCATCTAGTAGACTTTCTCTACCTTCAGGGGTAAATATTCTAGAAAGATTATAATAATCGTAAATGAAGCCAGCAATCATAGCTGGAATTTTTAAACGTTTGTTTATTAAACCGAACAACCACCCTGTAGTTAATCCAGTAAACGCAGCAGAACCGACATCTACAGCTGTTTCAGCTCCATCTTCTGAGAAGCCCATTAGCTCTAATTCACTAACAATAGCATTAGTTACTTTAGTATTTAATGAGTCAACATCATCACCGCTGGGCATTAAGTTACTTAAGCCAAATGCTGCTATTAGTCCTGCAGCTATTTTTGTAACTAGAGGTCCTCTAGTCATTATTGCAAGAACACCAGCGCCAGTAAGTATAGCAGCTGTTTCTTTATTACCTACAATAGCATTCCAGCCTTTTTCTAACTCACCTCGTAAACCTGTTCCTGGTGTATCACCATCAGAGAATGTTCCATAAAACTCTGCTCTAATATTTTCATCGCTAGAAAATAGCTTTTCAATATCTAATCCGCCAAGTACAAATCCTGCAATAAGACCTGGTAAAGTTCTACCAAAAATAAATTTAGTTAGTCCAGCTCCTATTAAAGCTGTGTCTAGATTTTCTGCTAAACCGCTAGTAATTTTATCTGTTAATTCACTAGACAAACCTGCATCATCAAGAAACGCATCAGCTTCTGTTTGAAGAAACTTACCAATTTCTTCTCCAAAGTAATAACCGATTGCCGCTAAGCCACCGCCAGTCACTAATCGACCAGCCAGCATACGTAATGTACTACCAACACCTGCAGCAGCTAACCCGCCCATTAGTCCAGAAGCAAAATTACTTGTATCACTTCCTTCTCTAACCGGTTGAGCTGTTGCTTGATTTGCTTGAGTTCCAGCTAATCTATTTCGATCAGCCTCTCTTCTAGCCTCTTCAGCTGCAAATTCTGCATTTTCTATTGCACGTAATTGAGCATTAAACTGTTGTCTAAGAATACTATCAATACTGGTTAATTTATTTAAAGCACTATCTAGTGTCACAGAGACGTTATTTAAAACATCTCTTTGATCTACTATTACATCAGCGATTGATTCGCCTTGATTTGTTAGTGCTGGTAAATTAGCCATTTGTTCTCTGCTCTTCTATCTTCTTTAAATGATCTTGTAGCATTTGTAAGTAAATATCACGTTCAAAAGGCATCATCTCTTCTAGTTCAGTTAATGAATATTTATGATGTTGCATTAATGCAAAATTTGTATAGTACATATTCGCTAAACTATTGTGACTTAGCGATACATAAAAAAACTTTGAAGTCCTCTCATTGGTATATTTTCATCTTTACCGCATGTTTCACAAGTATATTTTACATCGTATGAGACTGTTGGTAGCTTTTCAAAAAAACTAATAACTTTAAGAAACTGTTCTTTGTTAAGCTGTTCAAGATACTCAATCATTTCTTCTTGAGTAAAATCATCATAAACATTTTCTTGATCATATACACTTTCAATTTGAAGAGATAGAGCTTCAAATACAGATTCAATCTTAGATGATGTTAGTGATGAACCAATTTTAGAAGAAGTCTCTAATGAAGGAATTTTTAAAACTAGACCAACTTCATCAGTTAGCTGAATTTTCGTATCAAACTCTTCTGGTTTATTGACTACCACATCTTCTAAATTTAACTCATACTCAGTTACATGTGTACATTCAGTTGCTGATCCATGTTTGAGATTAAGTTTAATTATATTATTAATAGATCTTGCTCTTAGTTGAACAAAGATATATTCAATATCAAAGAATGGTAATTCTCTTACATTACCATCATATTCTACACAAGCTTCAATTATATTAATTACCGCTTCTGTAACATCAGTATCTTCTCCACCTTCAATAGCCATAAGAAGAGTTTTTTCTTCTTTAACTAAAAAAGGTCGATAATATACTTCTTTGCCATTTGAAGGCAATTTAAGTTTAAATTTAGGGACTGCAATTTTAGGCAACGCCATATTTTCACCTCACAAGTTTATTAAGTTATAGTAAATGAATTAGTATTAAAGATAGGGTTTCCAGTTAAATCACCAAAGCTTGGTAATCCAGGTGCAACTGTTCCTATTATATCATCTAAGCTTGGAAGCCCGGATAAGGATAGTCCTCCTCTACCTCGAGAAGTTCTAGCAGGTTTACCTAGAGCTGGCTCATCAGTTTCCTGAAAATGTTTATAGGTAAACTGTACGGTAAGTCTATGTAAATCTTCACTGCCCCAGTTTAATGGTAATGAGTTAACGATTATAGGATATGCTTCTTGTAATCCTAATGAATATACAATATCACCTTCTTGGTTATATTGAACAATTAAAACACCAGATACATAATTTGAATAATAACCTACACTACTAAAAAACTTTACATCTTGCTGTCTTGAATGATTTCCTATAACCATACTTTGCCAAGAATGAAATAATCTTTTTTCATTCAATTCTTCATCGCACACCATAGTTACTGTAACATCAGGATATACAACACCGTAACCTACTTTAGATGTTAAACCAAAACCATGTTGTTTGTAATCAGAAGTAACAATTGATCGACCAGGCATTTCAGCTTGCTCTATTCTAAATCTCAAAACATTGCCTGTAGCTTTTTTAGCTTTATCTGATAGTAGAATATTTTGAGGAGTAAACACATACATTTCATAATGACTTTGCTTTGATACACCGTTAGATGTATCACCAGTAATATTTGATTTAAATTGATTTACGTTAAAAGCCATTACGCAACCATCTCCATGCTTTTGCTATAGACTTGAGAACTACTTGCTTTCTGGAATCTTTGCAATGGCATAAACAACGCCATATCCCATTCTACCGGGTCTATTTTTATTCTTCTTGATTTAATATGAGAATTAAGATAATGTTTAACACACGGTTTAAATAATTTATATCTTGCACTTCTCTTTAATATTTGATAGCTTAGTTTAAGAGAAGTATCTTCATTGTATCTACTATCAGTACGTAAAGTGTATAATGCATCCATTAACATAGCTCTTTGACGTAACGGTAGATAATGCATGTTGAGCCCCAAGAAGCCCTTGTCTCTCGGTTCAATTGGGAAAACTAGAGGAAAGGTATCATAGTATGGAAGTTTACGTTTTAACTTAGGGTCGTATTGAAATAACATCATTTGACCAATTTCAAAGCCGCGAACGACTTTAGATTGATTCTCACGCATTAATTTAGATGGTGTTACATCTACCTTTTCAGCCTCGTTACGATACCATCGACGAGCTGCTTGAGTACGAGCTGGTATTTGTCCAGCACGAACACCTTTAGTTAAAATATTATCGAATACGTATGCGACCATAATAGATCCTTAATAGTTAGATAAACTTATTTATCTTACTTTCGACCAAGTTCATTCTCAGTTATAATTTGAAATTTCCATTTACGGTCTTTGCAAAATTCTTGAGCGGCTTTCCACTTAGCTTCGTTAACTAAATAGGTAGTAACTTCATTGAGAAATCGTTTAGTTTTTCTCTTTGGAATTTTAGGTTCTTGAGTTTGTTTGTATGGTTTGACTTCTATTAAAGTAGTTTGTATACCATTATTAGTTTTTGCTTTTATTATAAAATCAACAAAATATCTATGCACACGTCTATCAAGTGGTGATCTATATGGGATTACTATTTCTTCAGAGCCCCATTCAAGTATATTTGGATTGTTGTCGAAATAAACCATACATTGTCTTTCCCAGGAACTACGATAGACAATGTTAGTTGGATCGCCTAAATATTTACTAGGAAACTTAGGTTTAAATTTACCTTTATAAGTCTTACTCATAGGAATAACGAATGTCTTTAGTTGATTTAAGTGGATTGGCAGATGCTGCTGAAGGTCTACTCTCAGGCCCGCTAATTAAATTAGAACCATCTCCAACATACAAAGTTAGTAAATTTCCTGACGATATAGCAGATTCACCCTATTTTGTAGTATTTAGGATGGTTAATAAACCTGTAATGAGAACTTTGGGTAGAAGTGTAGGTAGTAATATATTTGGAGGAGGCTCTGCTTTTAGCAGAATAGCTGGCGGTATTGTGTCTCGTTCTATTAATAATTTTTCTATACCGGCTAGAGGTTATGCACTACCAATGCCATCTAATTTAGTTACCGGGTATAATGCACAATACAATGATACACCTATTGGCTCGTTAGGAGCTATTGGTAAGAGAATAGGTGAAAATTTTACTGGTCCAGACGGTGGTTCTTATTATAAAGGAATTACAAACGCTATTCAAAGTGCTAACATAGGTATGGCAGACTTAAAAGGTGGAGCAGCTAATATGCTTATCGGTGCTGTTCAAGAAGGAGGTCTTGCTGGTCTATTAACTGCTGCTGGTCTTGGATCTGTACCAGGGGTAGGGGTTGCAGGTGCAGCTGCTGTAGGACAGGGTGTTTTAGCAGGTGCTGGTATTGCACGTAATCCACATCTTGCTTCTATCTTTCAAGGTGTTGGTTTTAGAAGACACCAATTCCAATATAAATTAATAGCTAAAAATGCTAACGAAAGTAATACATTAAAAAATATAATTAGATCTTTTAAGTATGGAATGGCTCCAAAATATAGAGCTGGAGATCATATTTTTGATTATCCGAATGAATTTGATATTACACTAGCAGCTGGTAGTTATTTGTTTAAAATTGGTCGCTCGGTTTTAGAAGACTTTACTGTTGATTATACAGGTGAAGGAACACCAGCATTCTTCGAAGATACAGGAGCTCCATATTCTGTAGTATTAAATATGACGTTTAAAGAAACTTCGATTGTAACTAAACGCGAAGTTAGTAACGGGAGATAATAATGTTTTATTTCGAA